TTGTCTGTTATGATTTCAATATGAATTAAACCTACCGATGGCATTAATGGCAGCACGGAGAACTAAAAATCAGCACTATGTAGATAACCAGAAGTTCCTTGCTGCTATCGTGGATTATCGTGACCGTGTAGAGATTGCTAAAGTTCGTAATAAACCCAAACCTAGGATCAATGAATATATTGGAGAGTGTTTCCTAAAGATCGCAACCCACCTTTCATATAGACCTAACTTCATCAACTATATGTACAAGGAGGATATGATCAGTGATGGTATCGAGAATTGTGTTCAGTATATTGACAATTTCGATCCTGCTAAAAGCAGGAATCCTTTTGCATATTTTACTCAAATCGTTTACTATGCATTCCTAAGAAGGATTGCTAAAGAGAAGAGACAGATGGATATTAAAGATAAGATTATTGAGAAGTCAGGTTTTGATCAGGTCTTCCACTCTGATGGCGATGGAGATACTGCACAACTGAATAGTATCAAGTCCCGTATTGAGATGAACAATCGTTACTAATGATTATCGATCAACTTGCATCTGTCATTCGCTTTGCGATTGAAGATCTAGATGCTGTACAAGTTGAAACAGATCACGAAGAAATTATTAAAGATGATCTTGTCATAAAGAATGAGATCTACAAGTGTGAAGGTCTTCGTAAGTTACACCTTGAGATAGCAAAGACAAATAATTTAGATGTACTCCACTGTGTGTTCTTCCCAGACTTCGAGTACCCCATACCTATTTTTGGTGCAGACATTATTGCAACTAGGAATACAGTCACTGCTGCTATTGTAGATGTTTCTCCTGTACATAATACTGGTAACATTTACTACAGTATAGCACCACTAGCAAACTCATATCAATTTACACACAAGAGACCACTACCACTATGGGGTGAGATCTTCTCTCCATTCTGTAAGTTTCAGAGATTGCATCTTCAGAATGAGCAACAAGATTTTGTTCACTTAGTCAACAACATTCTCCTCATATATTGTGACTGGGTGAAGAGATCTCAAAAGGATGACAAGTGGGTGAATAATATGTTAAGATTGGATGATCAGATCTGGTACTGTAAATCCCAGAAACAAAACAAGAAGACTCTTGCAGTTCTGACCCAATGGTTTGGTAAAGAGTTTGCAGAGAACTACATCGATAAGATGCTCTTCGATACACCTAGACTCAAATGAATCTATCTTTTGACGATGAAGAACTCCAATGTCTTCGTATCTGTGTAGGCAATGCACCTGCACCTTACAACATTACTAAGAAGGAGATTCTTAAACGTGTTGTAGAAAAGGTTGGAGAACCAATCAAAGAACACCACGAAGGTATCACCCTCGTAGAATACGACCTAACACCCTATGGAATTGACTCCTGAAATTATTGAAAAAATCCAAGAGGCAATGCGTCACACTAAAAAGGATGGCACTGTTAACTGGAAAGATACTGATGAGATTGTAGTTCAGTTGGCAGGTACGTTTGCTGCTGACAAGTTTATTGTTATCAAGAACAGGACAAAAGATCCAGTGATCTCTGCTCAACCTCATCCTGACTATGATTATGAAAAGAAGGAGTGGAAGAAAAAATGAAGGTTCTCCTGATTACTGATCAACACTTCGGTGTTCGTAATGATCATCCTGTCTTCCTAGAGAAGTACAGAGAGTTCTATACGAATACTGTAATTCCTTATATTAAGAAGCATAAAATCAAGCAAGTATTTTGTCTTGGTGATACATTCGACAAACGTAAGTCTATCAACTTTGCATCTCTAGATGCTGCAAAGGAGATGTGGTTTGACCCGCTCAAAGAGATGGGTGTACAGATGGTTATGCTTATCGGTAATCACGACATCTATTATAAGAATACTCTACGTGTGAATGCACCCAATCATCTACTGGGTGAGTACGATAATGTTACTGTCATTGAGACACCGACAGAACTGACGTTTGATGATAAGAAAATTCTATTCCTACCTTGGATCTGTCCTGACAATAAGGACACTAGTGATGCAATCATTGATAACTCTAAGGCAGACATTGTTCTTGGACACTTGGAACTCAATGGATTTGAAGCAGTTCCAGGGCACGTGATGGAACACGGTGAGGATCCTGCAAGGTATGAGAGGTTCCCTCTAGTCTGTACTGGTCACTATCATATGAAATCTAGGAGAGGTAATATTCAATACCTCGGTAATCCGTACCAACTCTACTGGAATGATTACGGTCAGAAGCGTGGGTTTCATATCCTAAATACTGATACATTAAAGTTAACGTTTGTTAAAAATCCATACGACATATTCTGCAAATTATATTATGACGATTCTAGAAATGATTACGATGATATTCCAGACTTGTCTCCACTCAAAGGAGCATTCGTCAAACTAATCGTTCAGAATCGATCTAATCAAAAGTGGTTTGATCGTATGATTAAAGCAATTCAACAGGCAGATGTAGCAGATCTAAAAATTATTGAGGATCTGACACTAGATGCACCCGAGGTTAATGAAGACGTGAAGATGGAAGATACGATGAGTATCTTAGAGACTTACGTTATGGACTTGGAAGAATCTGTTGACAAGAAAAACGTCGTTAACATTCTGAAGTCCTTATACGTGGAGTCTCTCAACCTATAATGTTCATTCTCACAGACGAAAAAACTGGCGGTGTGTATGCTGTAACTCCTAAAGGGAAAGAGAATCCTAAGGGTCCAAAAGCAGTGCAGATCTTTGTTGACAAGGATGATGCAGTACGTTATAATTTAATGCTAGAGGCAAACGATTATGCTCGTAAGTTAGATGTGCTTGAGGTTGACTTCGATCTCGTGGTACAGAACTGTCTTGCACATCGTTATGACTATGTTATTGTAAAACCAAATCAGGTAGTGGTACCACCCGAAGACGATTAACTATGATTGTATTTGAGAAACTTCGATGGCGAAATTTTTTATCAACTGGAAATAATTTTACTGAACTAGATCTCATCGATACTTCCTCAACTCTTGTTGTTGGTCCTAACGGTGCAGGTAAGTCAACGATGTTGGATGCCCTGTGTTTTGGATTGTTCAATAGACCTTTTCGTAAGGTGTCCAAATCACAGTTGGTAAATACTATTAACGAAAGAGATACCCTCGTTGAGATAGACTTTAGTATTGGATCTGTTTCGTACAAAGTCGTACGAGGGATGAAACCTAATGTATTTGAGATTTGGAGAAATGGTTCCCTCGTGGATCAAGACGCTGCCAATCGAGACTATCAAAAATACCTTGAACAATCAATACTTAAACTTAACTTCAAGTCTTTCACTCAAGTTGTTATACTTGGAAGTTCAACTTTTGTTCCTTTTATGCAGTTGTCTGCACCTCATCGAAGGGAGGTTATCGAAGATCTACTGGACATTCAGATCTTCTCGCAAATGAATATGCTCCTCAAGGAGCGGATGAAAGATAATAGAGAACAACTGAAAGAGTGTGAGCATCAGTTGCAACTTGCAGAACAAGCAATCAACTCTCAAAAGAAAACTGTTGATAAGTTGTCAGCAGTAAATGATGAGCGTATTACTAGACAGCAAGAAAAATTCAAAGAGAATGAAAACAGAATGATGGAGATCAAAGGAGAGATCTCTCTCATTGAAACTCGTGTGGTCGGACTCAAGTCTATGCAAGAGGAGTTGCTGAAGCACGAAGGTATTCTGATGAAGCAAAATAAAATCAAATCTAAACTGGAAGACAAAGGTAAGAAGTCTCTCAAAGACAAAGCATTCTTTGAAAAGAATACAACCTGTCCTACCTGCTCTCAGGACATTGAAGAATCATTTAGAAATATGAAGGTTTCTATCTATTCAGAGAAATACGAAGAGATGCGTAAGGCAGTGTCTGAACTTGACACACAGATTGCAGATACTATGTCACTTTGTACAAGCATTCGGAAAGAGACAGATCAACTGACTGAAGATCAATTTGAGATCCGCCGTTTGTATAACGAAGAAAAGAATCTGATGAAGGAGAACAGTGAGATCTTGTCTCACGTTCAACGTCTAAATACATTGCCTGACATCAAGAAGGAGAGAGATCAACTAGTTGTACTCCAACAAACTTATGACGAGAAGGAAGAATCTTGTTCTAAAGTTACAAAGGAAACCTTGGATTACAAACTGGTTGGTAACCTCCTCAAGGACGGTGGCATCAAGGCAAAGATTATCTCAAAGTATAT